CATAAGCTGAACAGGCTGGAGTATTAACTCCACCAACACCAGATACAAAGTTTGCTCTAGTCATTTTTTTTAATGCGCCAGATGCAGAAGTATCGGATAATAAAATTAAATCATCTGTAGCAATAGAAGTTTCTGCTGTTTGTCCTGTAATTGTATTTGAATTTAAATGAGCTGCATCAATTGATGCGTCTACATACTGATCAGAGTCTACAGAATTTGCAGCCATTTTTCCAACAGTTATATTTGAGTTTAAAATTTTTGCAGTCGTTACTGAATTGTCTGCTAATTGTGCAGTGCCTATAGATCCTGCACCAGGTGCGCTTGTTGCAGTTGCTCTACCTAAAAATACACAGTACATTTCATCTGTACCATTTGTTAATGCTGCTGATAATGTAAGAGCGGTTCCTGTTGCAGTATAAGCTTTACCTGAACCAGGCTCTTGGACCACGTTATTTATAACAAGTCTAATATCGTTTTCGTTGGTAACACTATGAGATAAAGCATACGCAGTTTGAGAATTGACAATTGTAAATACTTGTCTTTCGAAACTTATAAAACTTCTTGCTGGAGCGTTTCCTAAATACGACATGATTCTCCCTATGTACTGATTGCGTCAACTGCACCTACTACTGTATCTAAAGAACTAGCTGTATCTGATTGAACGTACAGTTGGTCTCCAGAAGCAAGTACAATTTTACTTCCTCCGTCAATAAGCTCTAGTGAGCCGCCACTGACAATCGGCGCGTTTTTGATTAAATAATAATTTGCTGATGATCTTCTTAAGTAAACATCAACAGCTATAGTTGATGTAGTTACATTAGCCATTCTAACACTAATTAAAGTGTCATAACTATTAGCAGCTCCGCCTAAAGCATCTACTGCTGATGTACCTGTGTTTCTTGTTAGATAATTTCTAAAGTTTTGTGCCATAATTTATTCCTTATACTATAACGCTATTGCCATTGCAACGGCAAAACCCGCTGAAGCTCCCGCAGTTCCATTTGATGCTGAGGTAACTCTTCCTTTTGCATCTACTGTAACAGAAGAATTTGTATAACTAGCAGCTGTTACTCCAGAGTTTGCTAAAGTAATAGCTCCACTTGAAGCTATTGTTGCATCTCCAGATACCGCTACTTCTTGATAACTTGTGCCATCTGCAACTAAAACTTTTCCTGATGTTACATCAGGCATTTTTAATAATGCACCTACAGTTAAATCTGCTTGTAGACTTACATTATTACTTGCATCTTCAAATACGGCTTTACTAGCTGGTAAAGTACAAAATACATCTTTGGTTCCTGAACTAAAATCAACAGCACTATCAGAATTAGAAGAAGAAATAATTGTAGTTCTTTCAAGTGTATCTGGACTTGCATCTGTTACAGTTCCTAATCCTACTTCAAATTCAGAAGTACCTCCATTAAATATTGCATAGTAAGTTGTATTACTATTTCCAATAGCTGCTACGAAACCTTCAAACCCTATTACTGCACCTGCTAAACTAAAAGTGCCTGTACCAGTAGTTGTACTAGTTTCTTTTACTCTGTCATTTAAAACCAAAGCCATTTAAATTTTCTCCTTATGCCATGCTTATAATTGCATTAGCAGGTGTGCTTGGATCAGGGAATGTAATAGTAAAGGTACCATTAGTTGCTGTCTTATTTCCACCAAAATCTAAAACCACTACTAGTCTATTTGCTACTGAATCAACTGTATCTGTATTATAAATAGCTGCAAAAGCTGCTGTAAAAGTTGCGCTACTATAAACAACATTTCCAAAATCAACTGAAGCAACTGCTGTACCAGAAGCCACTGCCTGTGAGGCTAAAGTTTTAACAGAATAGTTAGTACTACCTGCTGAATTTACTTCTTGATTTCCAGTTCCTAATAATGCAACTGTTGATGATGTTGAATACGGATTACCTGTATACAAAGAAATTTTAAAAGTATTTCCACCATTTGAAAAATTATGTTGTGCAGAAAAAAGAGCACCTCTAAAACTAAACGGTATTATATTTGCCATATTATTTTATCTCCTTAATTAACTTGATGGTGACTTAACGTTAAGTTGAGCACGAACTTCACCATCTTGATATTCGTCTCTGCGTCTGATACCGATTTGCTCGATAGCGTACGATTCTAATGCTTGATTAAAAGCTTGTTGGTAGTATTGTAACATATCCTGTGGGCCTTTCAAGTATGCAAATGTATTTATTAGACAACCATATAAAAGTAAATCTTGATATTTATTTGATAGATAAGTTCCGTTAGTAGCTGCTGGAGCTGCTGTAGGATTGGCTGTATCTGTAATACTTATTGGTTCTTTATCATAGGATACTGTAATATCATATGTTTTATCAGGTGTTGGGGCCACTACCCAAAATTCTTCATCCCAGTTAGCGTAGTATTTAGGAATATCTACAGCAGCTGTTGAAGGTGTAGAATAATATTCTGCCATAAAACTAGTATCTCTTTGTTCTAAATAATATTGATTTCCAGCTTGATCTTTAAATTGAACATATCTAATTGCTCTTAAATCACCTGGAATAGTTACATACCTATTTCCAATAATGGCGTTTGAAGTTGCATAAAATACATTTTGATCTGTATCTATTTGTCTATAAATAGAATTTTCTGCGTTCTTAATAATTGTATTTAAAATAGAATCCGTTAAGACTTTTGGAGTTGTAACACCATTATCTACTTCTGTATAATTTCTAATATCTGTTTGTAAGTTTGCTAAAGTATATGCCATTATCCGTTTACTACCTCAAGTGTTACTGGTCCTGCAGAACAATTTGCTCCACCACCTTCTACATTACCTGTTGTTGCATTACTAGTACTTGTTATATAAAAATAATTTATTGGATTTGTTATAGGATCTGATGTTGTTGCTCCTGTGACATTTCCTGCTGAATCTATTTGACCTAATGCAATTGTAAAACCATTTGCATTATTTAAATCACTAACATTATCAAAAGTTGGGATGTTAGCAAATGATTGCAAATTTTTTAAATCAGCTGGGTCAGAACCACCAGGTCCAGCACTTGTTACTTGAGGGCTACCTCTAAATCTTACAATAGAATCAGCAGCTCTTTGATGATTTTCTGAAAAAACATTTACATAAGTTACACCACCGGAAATTACAGTTGTAAATGGATTATTATCTAAAAGTATTAAACTTGTTTTAGATGAAGGTTGTGGTCTTGGATTATATAAAGCTTGTGGATCACTTCCTACTGGTTTTGGAGAAAGTTGTGGTTGTTTTGCTTCAAACTCTGAAGTGTGAACTAAAGATCCATTCCATTCTCTAACCATTTCAGAATATGGAAAAGCCATTCCTGATCTATCAGAAATTGCTAATGCATGTTTACCTGATGCGTATCTACCCATTATACTCCATCTCCATAAAATGTTTGTGGTGAAATAAAAGTAGATGTACCTTGGTTGTCTGCATCTAATGCTCTTAATAATTCACTTTCATATCTTCGTTCTAATTCTTGACTCATTTCAGGTGAATATTTTAAACTTAAATAGTAAGCAAGTCCTGACATCATACAAGGATAAAATCTGTTAACAACATCTGAAGTATTATTATATGCACCAACGTCTTGAATTTTTGATAAATAATAAAAACAAAATTGAAAACTACTTGGTGTAGTTGTACTAGAGACACTTGAACTTGGTGTTGCATATAAAAATATGCTTGGGTTTAATCTTCTTTCTACATAATATTGTGATGGTGTTCCTTTAGTTAATTTATTTGGCGTTTGAGAATATGTTGATCTATCTATTTTAGTTAATGCAATGTCTTGAGGTTCAGTAGTTGAAGAATTATTTCTATAAAAAGATTCAAGAACATCACTAATATCGCTTGGAAAATTTGTAGAGTCACTTGCAAAATTATATTCTGCTTGTCCTTCTACTAAAGGAACTTTAGCTAATTTTACTTTCCATAAATGAACACCTCTATTACCCCATTCTTGAAACATAATATTTAAAGAACGTCTTGCTGATCTTAATTGATAACCAGTTCTAGTTCCTCTTACACCAGTTCTCTCAAATGCTTCTTCTATAATATCATCTATTTGTGGATTGAATTCTGTAGTTTCAGAAGTAGGTGAAATAGTTTGTGCAGAATTACCCATTCCTGCAGTAACTGTAGAATAATAGAATAATAGAGGTGCTCCTGTAGTTCTGACTGGTGCAACAACTATAGTAGTATTTGCTCCAGCATTACCAGGTGTACCCGTACTAGTCACTCCTGTTGTATAAGTTGCGACAGGTGAATTATTAGGATTTGTAGAAAAAGATAAAACTTGAGAACCACCAGTTGCATTACTAGTATCAGATTGGTCAAAAATATAAGTATTACCCTCTTGTAAATATAAGACAGGACTTACTTCCCCGTTAATATAAAATTTATTACCGGTACCATATTGATTAGTTCCCGCTGCTACGGTTACTTTATAATTTATTGTAGCCACTTTGACCCCTAGCCGCCAGTAATAGTTAACGTAACACTTCCATCTGAACCACTAGTTTGGGCAAGTGTAGCACAAAGTCCATTTACAAAT